ATCATCCATGTCAAACATCAAGATAACTTTGTCAAAACTCTCAACAAAATCGAGTGAGTTTTGTATAGCTTTCTTTGCTGCCTGTGCCCCATTGGGCAAACTGCATACGGGAAAACGGTTCTGTTGACATTGGCTCATAGAGAGGCAATCAAGTTCGCCCTCTGTTAAAACCAACATCTTACCACCTTCACGCCAGAGGTGTTGACCATACAGGCCAGCCTCTTTTGGTGAGCCTAGAAACTTAAAGCTCTTATCCGCAAACCGTATCTTCTGCGCGACAATCTTACCTTCGTTGTTTCTATAGTTGGCTACCTGAACCAACTCACCATTGTATTGTGAAACTGTGTACCCAAACTTGCGACATGTTTCTTCAGTCAGCTTACGTTTGGCTAGTGCTTTAGGCTCACCCGTTGGGATAAGACCAGTGTTTTGTGAGGGACGTAGTTCAGTCACGTTGTCACCTCTCGACTTGCTATATGTTCCACAAGAAAAACACCATGTGCTTCCATCATCATAGACACCCAAGGCATCTGATGAACCACAGTCAGCACATGATGTATGTTGTACGAAGTTAGCTGAGTTTGTATTCTGCATACTTCGCGCCACTTGGTGCACGTTTCATTGTCATGTTGATTGAAACGCCACGATCTTTTAAGCGACCAACTACTGCAGCCAAACGCCAGATATTATAGTTGGACTGTGCCTCTAGTGGTGAGATGCTGCCGTATTTCTGCAGGTGCTTTTTAACGATATCCATTTGTGTCATGGTTTTCTCCTAGTTGTCAGGTTCGTTTGGATTTAGTGAGTCCCGAAGCATCTCGTAGATTGCGAGAAATGCGTCGAGAGGCCACAGTAAGGAAGCTATGAGTAGGCTCAGTGGTGTGAGGCTCTCACCTTCCTGTAGACTGTCCACAATGACACCCATGAAGAGACATGAGGCCAAGAGGTAGACGAATAAAGTTAGCAAATTTTTTCTCCACAAAATAAAAGGCCCACCCGAAGGTGAGCCAGTGGAAACGTCTAGATGCTATGGTGCAACTTAATCAGAAAGTCTGTTCTAACTTATCTTCGTTGTACCATAACTCTGCGTCGAAGTTGGGGCATGTCTTACCTTTATCAAAGTCCGTATGTCCTTTGACTTTAGCTGTAGGGAAATGCCAATCTTTCCATTGATCGATCAGATCACGAAGGGACTCGTACTGTTCATCAGTGAAGTTAAGTGCGGGTCCATCTTTTGATCGGTTCATACCACCAATTAAGCAGATGCCCTTACTGGAACTATTCATGCCTTTAACATGGGCACCGTTCTTATCCAGTGGTCGCCCTAATTCTACAGTTCCATCGCGCTTGATAACTGCATGATATCCACAGCCCATCCACCCCTTCTCACGATGCCATCGGTCAATTGTTTCAACGCCAATGTCCATGCTGTCTGGTGTGTATGAGCAATGCACAATGATGTATTTAATATTACTCATTTAACCATTCCTCGGGTGTAACCTTGGCGGCGTATGGGAAGCCATGCTTCTCACACCACATCGCGTAGGTTGTCTTTGATTGTTTGGAAATTTTTGTGTTTGGATTTGTGAACACGAACCTGATATCTAGATCAGGATATTGCTGCTTAACTAAGATCATTTTTTGTCGATCTGCAGTAAGGAAGCGGCCTTTGGTTTCACATATTATGGTCTTGCCTGTGCGGGTCTTGATGTAAAAGTCTGGGGTATACCGAGCCTGTCGCGCTGGGACTGTGTAGAAAAGCTTGTGCTCTTCATACTCAAACGAGATACCCTGAGATGTAAGAAAGGCGGCAAGGTGTTCTTCTAAACCTGACCGCCATCCGTTTGCTAATGCCTGTTTGCGTACCTTTGACTTCGACCCTAAGTTATTAGAAGTCTGCGTCTTCGCCATCGAATACGGGCACCTCTTCTTTTACTTGGTCACCAACAAATCCATCCTCGACACTGAATGCATCGGCTGCACCTGATGCGCTGCCAGATAACTGGATAACTTGAACTGCGTTGGGACGTAGTGATAGACCAACCATCTTGGTGGATGGCATTGCGTAACCAATAGCCGTACCTGCGATGCGTAGCTCTGAGCCACCACCAATCTGTGCGCCTGTTGGTTCCTTACGGCTGTCAAACAAAGCCACCTTCATGTTCAGGGTGGAACCTGATCGTGTCTGGATGACTGCTTTCTGTTTAAACTTGAAGACGTAGTTACCTGTCAGGTCACCTTGGTCATCAACCTCTTCTTCATACAGGTCAGCCATTTTATACTGCTTGACCTTTGGGTCTTTGCGGACTGCCTCTTCTAGAAAGGTAGAACGGATTGCCTCTAGCTGTTTAACTAGAGGCTGTGCGTCTTCCGCTGATAGACGTAGCTTTGTGTGGTACTCACCCTCGGCTACGAATTTTGTGTCGGGTGTATTTAGGTGAGGCCATACGGCTGTACCTTTTGGTGTTACAAACTTAGACATGTCTGTTCCTTATGAATATTTTTTGATATCAACACCCGCTTCCAGAAGTCGGGCTAGTAGATCAGTGGGAACTGCCATTGAGTTCCGACGATGGTACTCAGCGATGTTGATAAGTAGTTGTTTGTTCTGCATCCTGTTTCCTTTCGTTACTGCTAGATGCTATGGTGCAACCTAATCGTTTCGGGTTAGAGTTAGGCAAAGAAAAACTCACTCTGCCTAACCTGTTCAACATCCAGATCACCACGTTCAGGCAATGCTGGTAGCTCTTTACCAATCAGACCTTCACCCTCGTCTTTGAATCGCTGCAGTGGGTCGTTCTCTACATACAATTCAACAAAGGTTTCACGGAGACAGGCACCAAGCATTTCAACGTCAGCCGCATGACACCCAAATGAGTCATGTATCATTGCGAAGTGGGTAACACCGTTAAAGGCGGCGGTGTTCACGGTCATACGAAGGTGGCACCCATCGTTTGCATGAACCCAATTGGGACTGATGCCGTTTCCTTGACGACGACGATCAAGCTTGTTCTTGATAGCCTCAGTGATTGTTAGATACACCAACTGGTCACCAAACTTGGTCTTTACCCTACGCTTTGCCATGTCTGGATAGTTCTGCATGACAGGGAACCCATCGATGGTGGTCCACACGATAGGCATGTTGTCGGCTGCGAGAACACGGGCGCATTCCTGTAGCCAATCCATTCCATCCTTGGCAGCAATCACTGTCTCGTTGATAGAGGTCCAGACATGCTTGGCTAGGTAGATAGCTGCTTCAAACTCGACACCGTTGAGTGCACTGACATAGTTAGGGTCTTCCTGTCTACGCTTTGCATCCGTATCCATGATGTACTCTTGGACAAATGCACGGGCTGAGTAGAGGGTAGAACCGTAGACACGTGTCATAGTAGTACGCTTGGCAGTCTTACGGGTCATGCCGTAGTCTAGCCATGCCTGTGCCATGTCTTTCAAATCCTTTTGGGTTAGATCGGCACGTACTTTTTCTATCGTTTTGTCTATTACGGTCTGGTAGATATCCGCAGGTCTATCTGATGGTATCAAATTGGTAGCTGCAGCACCAACAGCATCACCCAGCGCAGCACTGAAATGCTGAAGACCAGAACAAGAACCATCCTTGGCGATGGGGATGTAAGACACGTGGTCATAGCCATAGTTATGGTAGCCAACCCACTCGTGACAGAACGCTAAGAAACACCAAGGGTCATCAGCTTCTTTAGCCCACCATAGGTCACCCATAGGGTCTGTACCTGCCTGTAAGATACGCTCTTGGTTTTCTACTACCCAATCAACACGCTCTTGCATTGATGCCTTGTCATAGCCGTAGCAATTGGCACCGTGGATTGCGAGTTCACATGCAGCCTCGTTAGTTCCGAGAGCTTTACCATCAGCAAACTGTAGCAACCCTTTCGCTAGGCTATTGCCTTGTGGGTTGAGGTACATAGGTGCGGGGTAGATGCGACCACGAAAGTCCATCGTGTGTGGGAAGTATATACAATCATATATACAGAACTTCTCAGCTATCGCTCGTATCTTTGAAGTCATCAATCGCTTTGACTTGATGCGAATGTTCTCTTCGTAGACTGCAGTCGCTGCCTTTTTCCAAGCTTTAAACTTAACCTTCTCTTGGTCTGTAAGCTTGCTGCTATCCTGATCTTTTGCAATCGGCACTGGTGGGATTGGAATGTCCTCACCACTAGGTAGATCAGCCACAGGCAACCCCTTGTCGTGTATGATCTGGAAGGTAGCCAACACAAACTCATTCACCTTCCAAGGTGTACGCTGGATGTGATTGATAGCCTCATAAACAGGGGCCATTTGATTTGGCATGTTCTCCAGTTCTTCGAGATAGTTTCTGTTCTTAGTTTTTACCAAAGTCAGAGGCTTCGCATCGATGGTAAGATAACCCCCACCACGTGGACCTTCCCAATCTACAGGTGGAATGACCATCGGTAGATACACAGGGTTCAGCATCTGCGCAGCATCATGGTTCTTTTCGATGAACGAAATGACCTGTGCGCTGGGCGTTACGATCTTGTAGGTTCTGTTTCTGTCTTCACGTTTGTCTGTGATTTCAATGAACCCTGTAGTTTTCTTGAAGAGTTCCACGAGAAACATACCGACATGTAGCCGTTGCTGTTCAGGCCAGTTAGTCCATGCATCACAGTAGCGATTGTATGCATTCACAAGGTTACGTCTTTTACGAGAACGTGTTGTGTCTATCTCGTTCAATAGTTTCTTAAATAGCCAAGGGTGTTTCTCTTGGAATGATGCATACCGAAGTTCATCTTCTAGATTTTTAGATATCAACACGGCAACTGATTGAAGCTTGTTGGTTCTGCTAGTCAGCTTGTCGATGACTGTCTTTGAAGTCATGTAAGCTACAACCTTCAGATCAAATTCTTTGATGATCGGAATAGCCGAGTGTCTAACACCTGACTTACCACTATTAGCTTCCTTAATGGCTTCCTCTAAGGCTATCACCATAGGTTCTATAGCTCTCTTCATTAGTGGTGCC